GCCAGCTTAGCTGCGGTGAATTGAGGCAAGAATGGTTCGTGACACCCTCCAGAAGATCTTCGGCAACAAACACGCGTTGGTCGAAGCATATCGGTCAACGTTTGAAACACCTCAGGGCGAAGTTGTGCTTGCACATCTGGCAAAGAATTGCCACGTGTTTGAGCCAGTCGTCGCTCCTGGTGACCCGCAACTTACGGCTATGCGGGATGGCGAGCGCCGTGTCATACTGAGTATTCTCAAGATGCTCAACTATGATCTCGGCAAACTTCAACAATTGATGGAGCAAACAACAAATGAATAAATTTCAGCGACATGTTCTTCGCGCCCCCGAGGGCGGTGACGGTGGTTCTTCTGGTGGCGGTTCGACCCTGACTGGTGGCACAGGTGGCGCAGGTGGAACTCCCCCGGCTGGTGGTGCAGCAGACTGGCGCAGTTCTCTGCCTGAGGATCTGCGTGCCCATCCAGCGCTGACTGACATCAAGGACGTCGGCGGCCTCGCAAAATCCTTTGTCCACGCGCAGTCGATGATTGGTGCCGACAAGATCGTCATGCCGAAGCCGGATGCGTCTCCTGCTGAAATGGCCGATTTCTACAACAAACTTGGTCGCCCTGGTGCAGCTGACGGCTACAAGTTCTCCGAGACCACGATCGAAGGTGTGCCGAAGGACGAAGCCACTCAGAAGTGGGCGCGCGACATTTTCCACAAGCACGGGCTCACGCAGAAGCAAGCTGACGGCCTGTATCAGGATTACATTGCCAAGGTCGGTAGTGATCTGAAGGCTATGAATGAAAGTCGCGCAACCCAACGTGAGCAGAGCCTCGAGCAACTGCGGGGCGAGTGGAAAGGCAATGAGTTCGACGTGAACGTCCAGCTTGCTCAGCGCGCGGTCAAGACGTTCGGCAGTGAGGAACTGGTCAAGTACCTGAACGAGTCTGGTGAGGGTGACAATCCGCTGCTGATCAAGTTGTTCGCCAACATCGGCAAGCAACTCGGTGAGGATCAAGCCTTTGGCGGTCGCTCGTCTCAGTCCGGGTTTGTTGCTGGCCCTGAAGCTGCCAAGGCTGAGATTGGCAAACTCCAGGCCGATGCAGACTTCCAGAAGGCCTACTTGAACAAAGATGCCATGGGCCACAAGGAGGCTGTTGAACGAATGGAGCGCCTGTTCAAGGTGGCCTATCCGGGCAAGGTTGATAGTTAATTTAATTTCCGAGAACGCCCTGTTTACACGGAGCGTTTTTGTGTTATAATACTAATCATAGACGGGTAGCACGCAAGTGTCCGTATGACCAGGAGAAAGTTCCTCACCGAAAGCAGGTGCTGAATTGCTAGGAGGGTCCGGATTACCGGGTAGCTTTCCGAAGAATCGTTTAATCACTTTTCATCGGAGACTATAATGTCCTTCCAAGTTGATGCCGCATATGTGAACCAGTACCGGAACAACGTTTCCATGCTGGTCCAACAGAAGGGTTCGCGCCTGCGCCCCTTCGTCCGTGTCGAATCGCAAAATGCTGAGTTCGAGTTCTATGACCGTATCGGTGCCACCGACGCGGTTGAAATCACCGGCCGCCACCAAGACACCCCGCTGGTCAGCACCCCGCATGATCGTCGGCGCGTCTCTCTGCGTGACTACGACTGGGCTGACCTGATTGATCGTCAGGACAAGCTGAAGATGCTCATCGATCCGACGAGCGCCTACGCGATGAACGCTGTCTTCGCCATGGGCCGCAAGATGGACGACGCCATCATCGGTGCAGCCTTCGACACCGCGTACAGCGGCAAGACTGGTCAGACCAGCGTTTCGTTCCCGGCTGGCAACCAAGTCGCCGTCAATTACGTTGAATCGGGCGCCGCGGCCAACGGCAACCTGACGATCGGCAAGATTCGCCGCGCCAAGGAAATTCTGGATGCGTACGACAACGACCCGGATGAAGCTCGCATCATGACCTGCACGGCCAACAGCCTGCACAGTCTGCTGCGCAACATCGAAATCACGTCCCAAGACTACAACGTGGTCAAGGCGCTGGTTGAGGGCAAGGTCGACACGTTCATGGGCTTCAAGTTCGTGCGCACTCAGCGTCTGTTGACTGACGGCTCCGGCTATCGTCGCCACATCGCCTGGGTGCAGTCGAAGTTGCTCCTGGCCGTGTCCCAAGACCCGATGGTCGATGTCGGTCCTCGTCGCGACAAACGCAACTCCATGCAGGTGTACGTTACCATGGGTATCGGCGCCACGCGCATGGAGGAAGAAGGCGTCGTCGAAATCAAGGTCGACGAAACCGTCCTGTAACCAACCGAACTAAGGAGAATCGAACATGGCAAACAGCAACACTACCCAAGTGGCTGGCATCCTGTCCGTGCCCCCGACTCCCCAGAAAGTTGGGGACATCGGCGGTCGCGTACGCACGCTTCAGGGCGACTTTGCTCTGACGGCCCTGCCGGCGAACGACACCATCTGCATCGGCAAGCTGCCCAAGGGTGCGCGCCTGCTCCCCCAGTCCTGCATCGTGGTTACCACGGCGCAAGGCACTGCAACCCTGGCAGTTGGCTCGGCTCCCAGCCAGGCTAACGGCCAACTGGGCGGTACCATCACCGCGGAGAAGTACGGTTCGGCTCGTACCTACACCACGGCTGCGGCCCCTCAGTTCCTCGACCAGGTTGCCAACCTCGGTGTGGAAATCTCCGCCGCATTCGGCGAAGACATCTACATTACGATTGGCACCGCTACGGCGACTGCTGGCACGCTCAAGACGTTCCTGCAGTACGTTGTTGACTAATCAGCTGCCGCTGAGCCTTTGCCGTGATGCGCTCCCCCAAAGGGCCATCACGGCCTTTTCGGAGGAGCCATGGCCAGTTCAATCACGGAGATTGCCAATCTAGCGTTAACGTACATCGGAGCTGATCTGATCACTTCGTTGGATGACCCGCAGAAGTCCGCTATTCTTATCAAGCAGAATTGGCCGATTTGCCGCGATGCTGTACTCAGGGCTTATCCCTGGAATTGCGCCGTTAAGCGCGACGTCCTGGCACCGCTTGCTGACCAACCCGCGTACGGTTGGTCGTATTCTTTTCTGCTGCCGCCCGACTGCCTCAGAACCCTTGGACTCGAGTCCGATGAGCCCTTCACGATTGAGGGCCGTAAGCTGCAGTGCAACTCCAGTATCGTAAAGATTAAATACATCTCACGGGTAGAAGACCCGAACGAGTATGACGCGTTGCTATCCCAAGCCCTGGCAGCGCATCTTGCCCACCTGCTGGCTATGCCGATTGTTCAGTCCAACTCGCTCAAAGAGCAGATGTGGGATCAGTATAAGCTGGCCTTACGTGAAGCACGCTCCGTAGACGCGCAAGAAAACTCGCTTCAAATGGTAGAAGCCACTGACTGGCTGGAGTCTCGGTAATGACTCGCGCGTCCGTTATCCAGACTAACTTCACCACTGGCGAGATGTCTCCGCGGCTGATGTCTCGGGTTGACGTCCAGAAGTACCAGAACGGCTGTGAGTTGCTGGAAAACTTCTTGATCATGCCCCATGGTGGCGTGACTAAGCGGCCAGGCTTTCGGTTCATTGCGGCGACAAAAACGGCCGCCGATACCTGGCTTATTCCGTTCAAGTTCTCAACGATCCAGGCGTATATCATTGAGTTTGGTGAGAACTACTTCCGCTTCTTCAAGGATGGAGGTCAGATCCTAAGCAGTGGTAGTCCCTACGAACTTGCGCACACATACACGCAAGCGCAATTAGCTGACGTCAAATTCGTACAGTCTGCTGACGTGTTGTTCATGTTCCACCCGCAGGTTAAGCCCAAAAAGCTTTCGCGCACAGGGCACACTAGCTGGACGTTTACCGACTTTGAGTTCAAAGACGGCCCGTACATGGACACGAACTCTGACGCAACCAAGAAACTAGCTGTTAGTGGAACGGCTGTTGGACCGGTTACAGTCACGGCTACTGGACACTCGCCATTTGCAGCTACGGATGTTGGCCGCCTTGTACGTATTGGCCCGTCAACGGCCTGGTCTTGGGCAGTCATTACCTCGTTCACGAGTGCCACAGAGGTTACGGCCGATCTTAAGGTTGCAGCTTCTTCCACGACGGCCACTGCCGACTGGCGCCTAGGGGCTTGGTCAGATACGACTGGGTGGCCGTCGCTAGCTACCTTCTTCGAAGAGCGCCTGTGGTTTGCAAATACAACTCAGCAGCCGCAAACTGTTTGGGCCACACGTTCTGGAGACTTCAACAACTTTGCGCCCACTGACGCTGCTGGTAAGGTACTCGATGACTCCGGCCTAAACTACACGCTGAGCACGGACGATGTGAACTCGATTCGTTGGATGATCCCTGGAAAGGTCTTGGTCATCCTGACCGATTCAGGTGAGTTCACGGTCTCGGCTAGCTCCCTGTACGAGGCTATCACTCCAACCAACGTGCGCGTAATTCGTGAGACTGCTCGAGGAGCTGCAAATGTTAAGCCTGTACTGGTGGATAAGAATCTGCTCTTCTGGCAGAGGGCACGTCGGAAGCTTCGCGAATACTTTTATGATTTTTACGTTGATGGCTTCCGATCTAACGATGTTACGATTCTTTCTGAGCATATTACGCTGGGTGGAATGACCAGCATGGACTATCAGCAAGAGCCGCACTCAATTGTGTGGAGCGCTCGCGCTGATGGCCAATTGATCGGCTTCACCTACAACAAAGAGCAGGAGGTGTTTGGTTGGCATCGCCACCTACTCGGCGGAACGAATGCCCGCGTAAAGCACGTGGCCTGTATTCCTGGGGTGGACAACGACGAACTGTGGGCGGTCACGACCAGAACCATTGACGGCGGGACAAAGCAGTATATTGAGAGACTAGACCCTGAGTTCTATCCGAGTTCATCCGAGGACAAGGATGGTGCCTTCTTTGTCGATTGTGGCCTCTCATACAATGGGACCCCAATAACCCTTGTTTCCGGCCTCGACCACCTCAAGGGTGAAACGGTTTCGATTCTCGGTGACGGGTCCGTGCGAGCTCCAAAAGTCGTGAATAGTTCTGGGCAGATAACCCTGGATCGACCGGCCTCCGTTATCCATGTTGGTTTGCCGTACACCGCCAAGTTGCGATCCATTCGCTACGAGGCAGGGGGCAATGAAGGTACGTCGCAAACAAAGACTGGCCGGGTTCAACGCCTAGGATTGCGCCTACTCAATACGCTGGGCCTGAAGTTCGGACCTTCTGAGGACAAGCTTCAGGAGATTCAGTTCCGTATGGGCTTCCACAAGATGGACCAATCTCCGCCGCTGTTTACAGGCGACCAGGTGGTAAACTTCCCTGGAGACTACGACCGTAGCCGACAAGTTACGTTAGTCGCTGATCAACCCTATCCGTGCACGGTTACCGGTTTGGTGCCGTGGATGGTTGTGTACGAATAAGGAGGGCACATGGCTGTCGCTACGTCAACTGCTATGCTAGCCTCTACGGCAGCATCAGCATTCTCAAATATCTGGGCTGGGCAACAAGCTAAGGACGCTGCGTCGTTTAACGCGCGCCAGGCTGAATTGGACTCTGAACTTGCCAAGCAGCAGGCTGCGTTTGAGGAGCGTAATTTCCGGGCTGGGGTCGATCGCCTACTTGGGCAGCAGCGAGCTGGCTATGCCAAGGCTGGAGTTCAGATGACGGGTTCGGCCCTAGATGTGGCGCAAGATACCACCATGCAATCTGAGATGGATGCGCTACTTATTCGCTACAACGGCATACTCAAGTCGAAT